CATAACCACCGACAATCTGTTGATCTGAAGATTGATGTTTCTTCATTGCACAGAATGTATTTTCTTCATACAGAGTAGAAAGAATATAGGACTCCCAAGTCTTCACGGGAGAATAGACATCCGAATAATTTACTTTGGTCAGATAAGCAAGAGTCACAGCAAGATAGATCAGGCCGAGTTTGTCCTCAAGCTTAACCAGCAAGTTCACGTCCTGGATGTTGTAGGAAACAAAGCCATCGGTTTCACCCTCGGTGTCATCCCAGCCCTTTTCGTAATGCTCACGGAATGAAGCATACTTGTTTTCGGTCTTGCTTTCACCAATTTCAACCTGGCCGATGTACCCAAGCTTGTAGCTTGGACGGTTGATAAACCGGAACTTCTTGTACAGATCCAACATATCAAGCACAGTACGACCAGAGATTTCATACTTGAGATACTCACGGTCCATGATCGTTTCTGTCTTGGCATCCACATGACCGAATGGAGATAGACGATTCAAAGCATTCTGACCAAGCAGCTTGATGATACGAGAGCCGAGATATGCCATGTCGAACTGAACTACATTCCATCCAGTCATAATGTCAAAGTCGACCTCGATGCAATAATTGATCCACTTTGACAACAGATCCTTTTCATCCCGGCAAACGATGTATTCAGTTCCCTGAGCATTAGATGGTTTCACACCAAATGTGATCATCTTACCCTTCTTGTTTGAGTAGCAAGAAATTAGGAGCACTTCCTCCGGAGCATTCTTGGTGTCGATACCACCTTGTCCGGTTGTAGTTTCAATGTCCGTGAATAGGATAGATAGATTTGTAAGTTCGACTGAGAGTTCACCTGGAAAGTTACGGTGAATGAAGTCATATTCATACCGATCATTTCCGTGGATGTTCATGACACCCGAGTAAGATTTGATGTAATCTCGAGCTGCCCGGATGTCTGCAAACTGCACTTCAGCCAAACTTTCTCCGTATAAAGATTTGTACTTTTCGGACATCCCCGGCACGTATAACGTGGGCATGTGGGTAGCATTGTTTGACTGAATTCTTACACCATCTTTGTACCCGCGGAAGTAAATTTTATTGAATCTCTGTTCGACTGCTGTATAAATTATGGTCATATGTTTTCATTGAATGTAGAATTTATTTTATCACAATAGAAGTGAAAGTAAAAACAAAAATGGCCCACAAGGAGCCATTCTGTTAACTGTGTAAACTGTTATTCTGATGTTTTGTCGGCCATAGCTTCTTTAACAATAGCCACGACTTCGGACAACTTACGTACGATCACTCGACGGCCGTTTTCAAAATCATTCACATACACCAAAAAGCCGCCGTCAATCTTCTCGATTGACACATTCATTTCTTTAAAATCTAGATTCATCATTACTCCTGTGGTCCGAAGACTTTTTCATACAATTCAACAATGTTTTCTTGGTCAACTGACACGGCAGCCAAGTTCTGCTTATGGTAAATCTTTGCCATCTTGACGAGGTAACCCTTAGGCAACTCAGAGCCAGTGGAAAGATCGGCAAATAGATTCTTGAGAAAATCCTTTTCACCTTCAATTCGGGTAAACGATGCGGAAGCCTCTTGCATTGCATCTTTGATAGCCTTCAGGACGATTGGGTCATTGGGCATTGTGATTTGGTTGGTTTCGACGATCATAATATGTTCACTTCTTTCTTGGGGTTACAAACTATATAGCATTTTGATTAACTGGTTTACTTCCTCTTCCTTCGTAAAGAACTGAAGTTTGAAGTTGGATTCCAGCATATCCTGAACCACTATCAGGAATGTTTTCTCAGTCACATCATTGTCCATCATGGACAATTTGACCAGGAACCGATTGTTAATAAGAAATTTCTTAGACTTAATCAGTTCCTGGAAATGACTTTGCGGTTTTTTAGTTTTCTTTTCCATATAGGTACCAATCGTTGATACCCATATTTAATAGATTACTTGATTGCAATCATTGATGGCTTGGTTTTCTCGGGAACCAGTTTGGTTAAACTAATTGTAAGAATTCCATCTGCCATTTGAGCATCGGTCACCTTGATGTTGGTCTCAAGCAGGAATCTGCGTTCAAAATTGCGTTGAGCAATTCCGTTCCAGATCCATTTTTGACCAGCCATATCGGCAGTCTTGCTCTTTTCACCTTTAACAATCAGGGTGTTATCAGGTCCATTTTCGAGAGTTACCTCTGACTTGGAGTAACCAGCCAGAGCAATTTCGATTGCATAATTATTTTCAGATGTCTCAATGATGTTGTAAGGAGGAAACGAACTTTGTGGTTGTTTACCTTCATAGAACACCGAGAGTCGGTCCGTGAGGGTTTGAGCACCAATAAAATCTTTGTAAAGATTGTTGATGACGGAAGGGTCGAGATATGCCATGTTAAACTCCTATAAGCAAGTTTTTTCTTCAATTTACTACAGACCCCGAAGGCATCTATAGATTCAGGGTGGAATTACCCTAAATTCTTTGTCCGGTTACCCAGAGTGTACTTAGCAATCAGTGACCATTCTTTTTTCTCTTTGAACGGTACTATTTTTATCTCTGAAACAGACGACAAAAATTCGATATCAGCTTTATTTAATACGGCACAGAGGCCCCATTGCCCTAAAAATTTGGAAATTGTATTCCGTCTACGATAATCATCTTCAGAAATGTCGGCCGTTTTGCCGTCAAGTAGAAAAAGTTCCTTAAAGTGTACAATGTAGTATTTGCCCTGTTTGTGCAGGATATGACATGTCTGAAATAAGGTTTTGTTTTTCTTAGAGGGGATTCCTATTCTGGTTAGTGTTTCTTTAATTAGCAAAAATGAATCAGGTTTGTCTAAAGTAATTTCTACACCAACGCTAGGTTTTTGTTCTTTCATTATTATTCTTCCCACCATGTTTGTCCAGTTCAGCTTGTACTGCTTCCGGACCAAGTAATTTATAAATTTCTGTACCACGCTTAGTAGACACATTCATCCGAGAACAAATATACTCTACATGGTCAGTATTTAAGGTAGAAGATTCCTTCTTGGACCACATCTTTTGGAATGCACGATTCTGTGGAATTCCCTTTAGATAAAAATCATACTGGATCTTTTTATCTAACCCAGAATATTTATCCATGCACTCAGCAAAAAGAACAGTCCGATCAGAGTTAGAAAGAATCCGATTTACCATGAACGGAGCATATTCTTTGTTGAACAGCTCGTCAGTGGTGTACAGATCTTCCTTAGTCTGAAGGATAGATTTTGCAATGTCAAATGGGCTCATTGGAATTGGCAGTCACGCATGACTTGGATGCAGAAGGCGGCATTGTTAATTTCTTGATCAATCGAATGTGAAGCCTTGAACTGGGATTCACCGATCAGAAGAATCAACTGAGGGATAGATTGTGGAATTAGCAGTCCAGCAATTTTGTCATAGAACAAACGATAGAACTGAGACGAATCCATCTGGTTATTAGCAATCCACTGGCGAACCTTGGTGAATGATTTTTCCTTCAGGAAGCCTGCAAGTTCGTTAATGCCAGTATCATCAATAGTAGCCAAAATGCCGGAATCAATAGTACCAGATGACGAATAACGTTGAAGCTCAACAATCGTCTTACGGAAGTCAGGAAAGTTCTTCGAGACCAAACCTGCCACAGATTTCTTATCATACGTCACACCCTCGGAATCCAATACTTTACACGCAGATTTGAACATCTGAGCCATTGCCGTTTGTTTTTCATCCTTAGAGAATTTGAAGTCAATACGAGTCAGACGAGATTGCAGAGGGGAGATGATACGCTCAGGGAAATTACACGTGAAGATAAACAGAGCATTCGAGCTGAATTCATCCAAGAATCCACGAAGTGCCGGCATAACCGATGTGGGATTCAAGTAATCTGCTTCGTCCAGAACCACAATTTTCTTGGAGTCCGTGAATGAAACGGTAGAAACAAATTGTGTTATTTTAGTACGAAGTGTGTCAATGTTGCCATCCAATGATGCATTGATAAACAACACATCAGCGTCAAGGAAGCCAGAGATGGCATAAGCACACGTTGTTTTGCCTGTGCCTGGAGGGCCACAGAATAGATAATTTGGAAGATTACCGGACTCTAATTGTTCCTTTAGCATCTTCTTCACTGTTGCTGGAAGAACCGTATCGTCAATAGTCTTGGGACGATATTTATGTTCCCAAACTTGATTCTCAAAACTCATAATAAAATTTTTCCTTTGTCACATTAGTAGGACATTACACCGTTAATGTATCAAATACGATACATACACATAGATCGGTACAAGAACACACATTCCATACCGATCTATGATCACATTAAGACCAGGAAGAGTTCTTTTCGTTCGCGATGTAGATTTCGTAGTTGATCGTCTTGGAAACGAACTGAGCAATCTTCTTGGAACTCAGATTGACTTCATAGATGCTTGGGGGCATTTTCAGATTTTCCAACTTGATGTACGAAGAGAATGACTGATCGGTCGTTCCGACTTCAACCGCAAAGGTGTTTGAGCTTGGATTCTTTGGGTCCAGAACCGTACAAGTAATAGACGAACCATCACCTTGAATGAGCAAATCTGTAGCCGAAAGAACAGAACCTGCCTTGATCAACGACTTCAGATCTTCCTCGGAGAGTTCAAACGAAGCATCAGTCTTGGGCATCTTGATAGCCTTGTCCGGATAGTCCAGAACTTCGGAAGCCGCAAAGACATATTGCACTTTGTTCTTACCTTGGGAAATGGTGACCGAATTGTCATTCAGGGTAAACTCGGGATCAGTAAACAAAGATACTACACCCAGGAATTCTGGCAGATTGTAGATGCCGAACTCTTGTTCAAACTCATCCTCGACTGTGGCTGTAACAAAAATGTTCTTGGCAACAGTTCGTGTCGTAAGAACCTTGCCAGCCTTGATCAGAATGTTCTGATTGATAGATGAGAAGTTACGAAGCACTTCAAGAGTTTGTTTGGATAATTTCATTGGGAGAGTCCTTTTCATGATAAGATAGTTAATTATAAACCAAATAGAAACGAAAGTAAAATCTATTCTTTACAGGTTATTGTATATGGCGGCTGTGTAGGCCAATTTGGTGTTTCAGGGACGAAAGTTGGTCGAACTGCTGGTGGTCCGAAATGAACCAAATGCGCAGTTCGTCCCTCAACGATCACAAGCCGTTCTCGTAGCTCGTTGAGTTCTTTTCTTAGTTGTTCTACTTCGGTCACAGTGAGTAGCTTACGTTTTGATCTTTTTCACGAGAATCAAGTTCGTACTGAGAACGGATAATATTGTTGGTGCGGACAACTTCATTCAGCACGGTAAACTCGTTGTTTGCATACCGGATGAATGCAGCAGTATCCTTGGTGAAACATGCACCACCAAAGCCGTACCGGCCATCTGGGCCCGGGACAGTAGTATGGGAAGGTCCGATACGTGGATCGTTACCAATAGCGGCTACGACTTCGGAGTAGTTTGCACCATTCTTAGCACAGATAGCTTGGAACTGATTCCAGAACAGGACCTTAGCCGATAGGAAGGTATTCATACCGTACTTCACAAATGAAGCTTCAGGAGCCGTCATGTGGAAAGTTGCAGCAGGTTTGCAAATGGAGTAATTTGTGTAAATACTTTCCAGTTTCTTCGTCATGATGATGTCGCCACCATACACGTTCGAGATTGGATTTTCAAAGTCCCAGTTTGCGTTGCGCTCAGTGAGGAACTCTGGGTTGTAAATGAAGTTTGGATATTCATCGGCCAAGCGTTGCACAATATCTGGAACCACGGTAGATTTCAGGACCAACAGTGTGTCCATATCTTTCAGAGCTGCCATTGTGGATTCTACAATTGAAGAATCAATAGCACCAGAGGCAGACATAGGAGTCGGCACGGCAATGAATACTACATCGAGCTTCATGTTCTTCATCACTGAAATATCTACACCGCGATCGAGTTTAGGATCTACGATGAACAAGTTGTTGTTCTGGAAGCCGTGTGCTACAGCCTTGCCTACGAACCCATATCCGACCACACCAATATTAAGTTTACTCATGATTTTCCTTTCAAGTTTGTTATGTATCTATTTAGTCAAAGATCTAAAGTAGGCAATTGTCTTTGCCAGACCTTCATCGAGCATAATCTCTGGTTCCCAGTTAAGAATTTCCTTAGCCTTTGAGATATCTGGACGACGTTGCTTTGGATCATCAACCGGCATATCTTTAAATGCCAGTACTGAACGAGTACCAGTTTGCTCGCGAATCTTTTCAATAAGTTCCATGAGGGTAAACTCATTTGGATTACCGATGTTCACGGGTTCGATGAAATCATCTGGAGTTTCATCCATCAGCTTACGGAAACCACGGATCAGATCAGATACGTAGCAGAATGAACGAGTCTGTTTGCCTAAACCGTATACAGTGAATGGCTCATGCTTCAGTGCTTGCATGATAAAGTTAGATACAACACGACCATCCTTAGGATCCATATTCGGACCATAGGTGTTGAAGATACGGACGATCTTGATAGGAACACCAAACTGCTTCGAGAAGTCAGTCATCATGGTTTCTGCAGCACGTTTACCTTCGTCATAGCAAGAGCGTGGGCCCACGGTGTTCACGTTACCGAAGTAAGATTCTACTTGAGGGTGAACAAATGGATCACCGTAGACTTCTGATGTCGATGCTTGGAATACTTTGCACCCTGGATAGTGATAAGCATAATCCAAAGCATTCTCGACACCCTTCAGTGATGTCATCAAAGTCTTATACCGATCTGCCATATAAGCAGGTGGAGAAGCTGGACAAGCCAAATTGTAAATTTCATCAAATGGTGTACGGAGATCCAAATACGAATTACGAACATCACGAATGTGGAAC